GATTCGGGGTCCTGTGGCATATGTAAATTCATCTCGTCTCCCGACGTATCCCCCAAGTTTCCAAGGGGGTCGGACTGTATCTTAAGCAAGCTCAGGGTGGTTAATCCTTCATCGCTCACCAACACCGGTGCAGTCTCTGAGTGCCCTCCAGTAGTCTACCAAGCGACCTTAGGAAGTAACACTGCGGATTGCCCAATTCTTCAACATTATTACCGCTGGGTTCGGCTATTAACCGAGTTCCCTCAAAATGTTTCCATTAAGAGGTGGTAGTTGAGGACTCTAAGGGGTTTCCCGCATCAGGGTGTTTCGCCAAATGATTCTTTAAATTATTAATAAATTCTATTGCATCTTTTCTACTTTTTTCTAAAGGAATGTGAACTCCACCAAAATCTGCTTTACATTTTTCAATGTAAACATACCAACCATATTGTTCGTTATTTCTATTTAAAGGCCTTATGTATTTTTCAATATCATCGTCAATTTTGTCGACACCTTTAAACCTTTCGGATTTTTTATCCTTGAAATAATTAACAACACCATTAGACAATCTCTTTTTGCTTTCGTCACTGTGAGTAAATACACTTCCACCGTTCTTTAGATTATACCCGTTGGGAAATAAACTATTAAACTCTTTGATGTAATGTATTTCTCTTTCGTCGGCTTTTTCTATTTCACAACGTTCTATTAAATCAACTTCAAAATCAGCAACACCATATTTTCTTATAGCGTTGTTTAAATAGTGCGATTGATTCTTTTTTGTTGAGAAAGCCTCTGAAATGTGACATCTAAATCTTCCCTGGTGTCCATATGGTCTATATCTTTTATGGTTTAATATATGAGAAACTGACTGTCCCACATATATCTTGCTATTAGATAGGTTTGTAATTTTATATATTTCACAATATCTTTCGGACGAATCGTCAAGAATTTTGTTTGATAGTTGTTGGTATTTTGATGGTTCCATTTCTATGTATTAATATTTTATTTTTATATTGTTTTATATTTTGAATCATTTGACTAGGAGGTTACACGTTTTTAGCGCCTCCTGTTTTCGACAGAGCATTTATGGTAACAAAATGTGTGTTTATCGAAATCGGCATTGTATGGCTTCGTGTCAGCCACATTCATTCTAAAAGTATCACCACGCTGCATAATACGAGCAATATGACACATCATACTCATTCTATGAAGAGTCGGTTGACGATTAAATAGAATCGCATCACCATCCATCATATGACGATGGACAATATCACCTTCTTCAAGAACAATTGATTTTCTATCCAAATAATAACGCAAAGTAATCACTTCACCATTTTGCTTCTCCAACATCTTAGCTCCTGGCCACACATCCGGGCCATTTTGCACCAATTTGGTCAAGAACGGCTTATTGATTTTATTGACAAAAACCGGCTTGGTAATGTTCTTTGCAATCTTCATTGGAATTCCTAGTTCTCGAATGGAAATATTCGGGTCAGCAGTAATAACTGAACGCGCACTAAAATCAACGCGTTTTGCCATCAAGTTACCTCTCATACGCCCACCCTTTCCATTCAAGCGGTCTTTAATCGACTTCAATGGTCTACCAGAACGCTGCGCAACAGAAGCCACACCCGGAATTTTATTATCGACTTGCGTTGCAACATAGTACTGCAAAACAGTCGTCCAATCATCGACCACATTTGCAGGCGCATTGTTTTGAATTTTCTCTTGTAGCGTCTTATTCGTCTTGATAATATTTACCAAAATATGACTCAAATCGTCTTCCGACCTCTGCTGTGCATCATGTTTGACAGATGGTCTAACAGCAGGTGGAGGAACCGACATGACCTGGCAAATCATCCAATCGGGTCTCGAATACAAAGGACTGAAACCCATAAAGGTAACATCATCGTCAGAAATACGCTTAAAGTTTTTCAGTACCATTTCAGGTGTCACTTTAATAATAATAGGTTCTGAATCCGCACTATCGTTCTTCCATTCAGCAAAGATAGTTGCAAGACCCTCTTTTCTAATTTTATTCGGCTGCAACGTCCCGCAACCATCTTCACTATCATCACCACATCTTTTTACTTTACTGCACAAAGCAAACACATATTTCCATCGCGCCTCCCCCTGCAGCTTCAATGCTTGCTTATATTTATCCTTACTTATCAAAAGTTTACTACATTTAAAACATACGCATCGCATACATTTTTGTATGGTACTTAAGTATTGGATATAAAATACTGGACGCGCCAGCTCAATGTGACCAAAATACCCGGGTGTTTGCATATAATCTAGACCATCTGTAGGACAAATGAGGCCAGGTTCTAAAACACCCATACGCGGGTCAAATAGGCCACCAATAACAGGTTTATTATTTATATAAGTATCTCTGCTAGTGATTTCGGCAACCGAACCTTTCCGAATCTCATCGGGTGAAAGAATACTAAATTGAATTCCAATTACTTTTGAACAATTTATCGACATATTATTGGAAGTTACTAACTTAGACATCTCTTATATTATAATACTATACATTTATATTGTTTTAACAAAATCAATTTTATTTTAAATATTAAATTGGTAATTTTGCTTTAAGTTTATTTATTTATATTTAAAATTGTAATTTTATATACCATCCAGTAAAATTCTAATACTTATATTATAACGATGAATTTGTATTGGTAATTTTATTATAACTCTAATTTTTTATTTTACTATTTGTAAAAAAATAAAATAAAATTGATAATAATTTAAAATAAATATAACAATGAATAATATAATAAATAACATGGCACGCGAAAGTCAAAATAAATTATCAAAGAAGGATAAGAGTAAGCACTCCAAGAAACAAGAAGAGCTAAATAAGAAAAAGAAACGAGCAGAAAATTCAGACAGTGATAGCAACGAAGGAAGCGACACTGAAAGTGATGAAATGGATGTTCATGAATATAGAAAATTTATTTCCAAGATATTTCCATCAAAACATATTAACAAAAAAATTAAAGCCGGTGAAAAATTGAAAAAAGTTGTTGAAGAAGATGAATACGATTCTGAAGAGGAAGAAGAAGAAGAAGTTAAACCCAAGAAAAAAAATAATAGAATAAGAAAAACTAAAAAGGTTCAAAAAGATGATGATGAAGAAGAAGAGGTTTGGGAAACTGATTCTGATGAAGAAAAAGTTTCTAAAAAGAAGAATAAAAAAGGAAAGAAAAGTAAGAAATATGAGGAATCAGACGATGAAGAAATATCATTGGGTTCAGAAGATTCTGACCAAGAGGAAGAAGAGGAAGATGACGACTACGAGCCTGAAAAAAAAAGCAAAAGTAAATTAAATATTGTATTTACTATTGGAGGTGTAGGCGAAGGTGAAGACGAATGGGAAGATGAAGATGAATATGATTCTGATTACGAAGGTTATGAAGATTCCGATGATGCAACTGAAGATGAAGATGAAGAAGTTTCAACAGATGATTCCGATTCTGAATCAGACGAAGACCAACATGATGAAGAGGAGGAGGAAGAAGAGGAAATAAAAAAAGTGTCAAAGAAAAAGAAGTCATCTAATAAAAAGAATTCATCTGTCAGAGAAGAAAATATCGTTATTTCAAATAATACTTCTGAAACTCTTGAAAGTTCAAACGAAACTCTTGATAAATTAAAACAACTTTTGGAAGCTAATCCAAATGATAAATCAATACAAAAGTGTATTCAAGCTTATGAAGAGGATTTACAAGAACAAAAAAAGAAAAAGGAAAAAAAGCATAAAAAACAAAAAGCCAAGAACCTTAGAATTTTTAGAAAAATTTTGCGTGATAAAAACACTATGAATGACTTTTCCTTTTACGAAAAATTGGAAATGGACCATCAAAAGAAAATCATCAAAGAACTACGAGAAATTAATAAAATAACACGTATTGAAAAACCATACAGAATGACACTACTTGAGTCTGAAATTCCTGTCGAATTTAAATCCGCTGCAATGAAGAAAATCAATTCACTAAGATATATGGAGCCAGGAAGTGGTGAATTCTATAAGAGCAAAAACTGGGTTGATACTTTTATGCGAATACCATTTAATAAATATGAAGGCCTACCAATTAGTATTGAAGACGGTGTTGAAAAATGCCACGATTTTATGGAAAATGCTCAAAGTATACTCGACCAAGCTGTTTATGGCTTAAATGATGCCAAGATGCAAATTATGCAAATGCTTGGTCAACTTGTTACCAATCCTTCAGCTCTTGGAACTGCAATTGCAATAAAGGGCCCCATGGGAACCGGCAAGACTACACTCGTAAAAGAGGGTATTAGCAAGATTTTGAACCGACCTTTC